TTAAGCAAATAAATCAAATAGCTCTACTTGAACATTATCAGATGGTTTACGTATAGTCCAGTTAACGTTATCGTAAAAGCGCTGAATAGACTGGAACAGAATTTTCTCAAACATCTTCTCATAGTCCGGCTTAAAAATATCAGCAAATTCCATAGGATAATCATACTTAAAGCCAATAGTACCCAACCCAAACTTATTAGGTTGCTCAACATACATATAACGGACTTTGTCTCCGGAGCTGATTTCTTCATATTTGTTTCCAGTATTTAGTTTCTCTAGCATCATATTGTAGTAATAAGCAGACTTAGCATGAATAGGCATACCTTTACCAGTTTCGAATCCCCTACACTTAACAGCATGTTTTTCATATCCACGAACACCCATAACGAATGCAACTTCTTCAGGTTCTAACGACTTGAATGTATCATACGTCTCGTTCAAGACAGCATTAGTCTCCTTAAGAGACTGCGTTGTCAGCATGGTCTCGATGATCTTCTTTGCATACGGTTTGATTGCATTAGGCATGGTTGTACGTACAACCTCCACGCCTGTATACTTAAACTTATTCTCTTTGATACCCTCATCATCGAGAATATGCATTACATATCGCTTCTTCTGCAAGAACACTCCTATATCTGCAATACATTCACGCTTGAATATAAAGCGACTATCTTTAGTTAGTAAAGCTTTTCTTGCCCAGTTATTAATACCTTCGTTTAGAAAGTCTTCAATATTTTGAATCTCGTCATATGTCTCTTGATGGATATCTTCACCATCCCAGAACTTAATGAGATCATTTTTAACTAGCGGTGCGATAGACGCGTACGAACTATCTGTATCGTTATAGATAATACACTGATCAAGATCGTAGTTTGATATATCAGGTACTTTACCTTTAATATATTCTTTGATAAGTTCGTTAGAGTACTTAATAACGGCTTGACCAGTTAATGTTACTGATGCAGCAATGTCGTCATCACCAATCGGTGCACGTTTATTACCCATATAACCATAACACGAGTTAATCAAAATCTTAATAACCATCTGCTCAGTATTAAGTCGTTCGACCTCATACTTAAGCTCTGTATTATTAGGATCCTTCTTAAGTTTCTGCTTATACTTGAATAACTTTTCCTTAATAACGACACGCTTGTTGTAATAGTACTCTAAGAACTCTGGTATAATACCTTTTTTCTTTTGCGAAAATAGTATACCTGCTTTAGATAGAGCACAATCTTCATCTTTAAGGAACTTTGCAAATGCTGGTTTATCTAAACTGAACTGCTTACCAGATACATGCTGTATAACAACTTTATCTTGCAAGGTATCGATTTTACCTATCTTAGTTTCCGGTGACGTATTGAGTGATATCATAACGTTCGGGTATAGTGAGTTTGCATCGAAAGATACAATATGTTCTTTGAAGCCTGACTTCGGTTCTGCAACATAAGCACCTGGATTCTTACCCTCTGCTTCTGCTCTTACAAATGTAGAAATAATCTCACCACGTTTTCGAGCTCGTATACAAAGCGCACCGTTAATCACTTGGATAGTACCCATAGCACCTTCAAGGGTAGTTAAACCAACATACGACAGCATGCGTAATAGAGGCATATACTGAAGCTTCTCTTCCAATCTTACGAGAAGGTTAACGTCTTGAATGTTGTAATCAATAAACGTATTCCAATCCTCTTCAGATAACTGAGCAAGGCTCATACCTCCATAGTCAACCTTATTCTCACCTAGCTCTAATTCACCAATAGCATCGAGTTTATATGACTCGCGTAACTTTAAGCAAAAGCGTCTGTAAATATCTAAAAAGTCTAAGCATGCAATACCGTCAATATAATAACGCTTCTTTTCTTGACCGAACTGACCACGCATCATCCGAAAGAATACGTTACCAACTGGCGACATACGCTTTACGTATTCGTTACCTAAGATACGCTCCATACGGTTAATAATATATGGAATATCAAAACCTTCACTGTTCCAACCGGATAAGATATCCGGGTAATCAGCTTCTAGATATTCCAAGAACTTAATAAAAAGCTCTCGTTCGCTATCACAATGAACGTATATGAGGTCGTCGCGACCAGCACCGGTGTAAGGCTTTAACCCGAACGTATGAAACTTCTTACTAAAGTTATCGTAACAAGTTATAACGTTTACTGTATGAGTAGGGTCGTCAATATCTGGAAATGAATCAACAGAGAAGGTCTCAATATCTAAGAAACAACACTTTAGTGGATGCTCACTAAACTCCGGCTTTTCATTCTCTTGCCAGAACATATCAAGCAAATATTGCTGTGACACGGGAGTATTTTCGAAGACTCTTTTGACTCCTGAGTCAGTTAAGAATCTGCTTCGGTTGTATGAGTTATTAAACTTCTTCTTCTTAAGTTTGGTACCATAAATCGATGTCTTATCTCCTCGAGGATCTTCTGTATAAAGATAAGGCTCGAACGAAGAGTTATACGAAATACGATTACCATCTTCATCCCACGTAAAGAGAGTAATTACACTCTCACGGTTATTGTATATTACGTTTCTATATGACATCTACGTCATTATTATAGCATAGTTCCTTATTGCCACAACGGAATATATTTTCTTTTTGGATCACCAAATTCTGTATTTAACGCTTCAAGATGTGAACCGATGTTCGGCTCTAATTCCAAAATACGGTTAGCGCCTATCTCTCGCAACTTGTAAACGTTCTTGTAATACTTTGTACGGTTCTTCCAATCGAGAATTGAGTCGACTTTATCAGAAAGCTCTTGTACTGATCCAAACTTTAAACTATCTGGTGCAGTATAATATGTTTCCATATCTTGACACAGACAAGGTATGCCTAAAGTGCACGCTTCAATAAATTTAATATCTGATTTAGCTTTATTAAAGCTATTATTTTGTAGAGGTGCTACCATTAACTGCGCATTAAGATTAGCAATGAATTGAGGATACTGCAATAAGTTTTGCCATCTATAAAATTCAATCTTACCGCTAGTTACTAAATCAGCTAGCTGTGGTGGGTAAGCACCGACAAAAACCCATTGATATTTATCAACAGTCGCACGTACATAGTCTCTTACACCTTCAAAATCATCCTTACCTCCAACCTTATTATCAACATCATAATGAGCGCCGGAACCAGTATACAATATGCGTGGCTTCTTTTTATTTTTATCAAAAGAATCTACAACCTTACGTCCATTAAACTTATTACCCATCCAAAAGTCTGGTACAAAGTTCGGTACAACACTTATTTTTTCTTGACCGGTTCGCTTCTTGTATAAGTCTCTCATATAAGGGCAAGTAACCGTGACCTCATCAACCATATTGATCATCTCGACGCAATTAGACCTTATCTCTTCTGTATCAAAGGCAAACTTAAACTTATTATAGTCAGGTATATCTTCCTTAAACACAACATCGTCAACTTCGTATATAATTTTAAATCCTGCCTCTTGTTGGATTTGTTTAAGGAACTTTAAAAATTGTAATTGTGAGGATGAAGCTTGTCTTTGTAATTTAATTGCTTTAATGCCTTTATAAAAACGTGGATCAGATACCATCGCTGTTAGAGAGTGAGATATACCAACACCAGTGGCGTTTATAACTTGCTCCGGCCATAATATACGCCAATGACCACAACCAGATAGATCTGCAAGGTAATTAAGATATCTCGGCATGCCAGCCTCTCTTGGTTGAGGCTTCTCTACCTTTATTTGAGGCGATTGAGGAAAAGGTGACACAAATGGAGATTGCGGGAATGGTGATGGATTAATCATTCTTATATAATTAGTTTAAATTTCAGTATAATCAATCCGATGAGTTATACCATTTTCTTTCTCAAGCCAAATCACTTCTCCAGTTACTGCTTTAATGGATTCTTTTCTATGTGATATAACTATCGAACATTCATCAAGTTCTTCAACTCGATCTTGTAATATTTGTGTGATAAGCTCAATACCCTTCTCATCAAAAGATGAATCAAACAACTCGTCATATATAGCAATGTTATACTTAACACCTCCCTGCATACGCCTAATATCAGCAAAGGTAAATAAGCATGCTAGATCAATAGACTTTCTTTCTGCTCCAGAGAAGTTAAAGTAAGAGCAAACTTTATTCTTTTCGTTAAGTATTTCCTCTTCGAAGTATTCGTTAAAGATGCATATAGAGTTTGAATCTAATCTACGTAAATATTGCAGTAGTTTATTATTAAGTAGCTCTAGCAACTTGTTAACGATGTACGATTTAACTCCTTCTTCTGATACAACATACTTAACAATATCTAGCTTTGCTAATCGCTCACGTAGTTCCTTTACCTTATCCTGTAAAGACACTAAATCTTTATTTGTACTTTCTATTATTACATCTATGTCAGTCTCAGTAATGTTTACTGACTTTATATCTTCACCTAACTCAGCTTGCCACTTATTAAGCTGATCGATACGTAAATTAATATTTTCTTGCGCTTGTAAGTCTAGCTTAATCTGTGAAAGCTCTTTGTTACTGTTATTAATAGCTTGATTAACACGTAACTTTATATTTTTAGCTTTAGATAGCTTTTCTTGAACAATTTTTATATCTCCAACCATCGCCTCAATCTCTTCTTTGAGGGCTTTTCTTTCGATTTCAATATGCTCTGTATCATGCTCTTCAATACCTCGAAGACAAACAGGACACTTTTCATCTGATGTACCAATCTTTGCATATGATGTTTTTGTATGAGTTACTTCTGCTTTTTTTGTGCTTATATCTTCAATAAGACCACTTATCTTTTCATCACAAATATTTAGTTTACCCTCGTACTCTTTTATACTCTCCCTAACATTATTTATATTATTTTTATCTACAGAAGCTGTTTGAGTCTTTAGATCGCTTAGTTCAGTTTCATTCGACTCTTTACGTTCGAGATATAATGCATGCTTTTCTTTACGGCGCGCTAAAATTTTTGTACGTTGATCTTTATAGTTGTTACAGCTCTTGCTTACCTCCTCTAGACGAGTAAATTCTGTATCATGTTCTCGTTTTATATCGTTATATTCACTTCTTAGATGTGATAACATCTGACCAAATACTTCCATACCAAAAATATCTTCGATAAACTTACGCTTCTCGATTTTATTTTTTGCCATAAATGGTATCGCATTATTAACTGTCATAATAACACAATTCTGAAAGATAGAAGGTGTTGCACTTGTTACTTGACTTATATATTTGTTTGTATTAGATATACTATCACGTGTTTTATCAACACCATCCTTAAATACAAACACTTTTGAGGGGTTAAGATGTCTAACTATCTTATAATTACTAACACCTTTAGTAGACTTGACCTCGAAGTCTAACTCTACATGCGTTCTACCACCAGTAATGTTATTAGGTATAAGATCTTTCTTAAGCTCACGCAACGTATCACCAAATATAGCAAAATAAATAGAATCAGCTACTGTACTCTTACCAATAGCGTTTCTACGGTCTGGCTTATCGCGATTTGCACCTGTTATAACATGTAAACCTTTTGTAAACTCTACTGTTACAGGATCTTCTCCAACAGATAGAAAATTTATAATGCTTACCTTTTTAAAGTTTACTTCTTTCATATAGACCGAGAGTATAATCAATTATATCTTTTTTATTGTCAATATCAAGCATGTTTACAAACTCTTCAATCGCTTGCTCAACATCAATACCAGATAAGTCCTCTTTATCCTCTGTATTTTCTAGTAAGCGATTAAAATTAATATCGTAATCAACTGTTAAACCTTCTGGTTTGAGCTTCGTAAGTACTCCAAGAAGAACATCCAAATCCTCTTGCGAAATATTCATATCAATCTTTAGCTTTACAATATTATTAGTAACACTCTTGACTATATGAGATGTAATTTCACCTTCTTCAACTAATTCACTTAAAGCTATTTTTTGATAGCATGGTGATATATGGTTAGGTTTGAATTCATACTCTAATGTATCAAGATCTAATATATGATATCCTTTCTGATTACCAGCATCACCGAAATCCATTTGAAAAGGATTACCAACATATAAAATAGTACCTGCACCGAAGGTCTTTTCATGTCTTGTATGGAAGTGACCAGATATAATCAAGCTAGACTTCTTTAAAAGATCCTTTACCTTTACACCTTCCTCACATACTTTATACGTATTCATTTTAAACGTCTCAATTTCAAAATGACCGAATATAATATCACTCTCTTCAATATTTTTAACGTTTGTATTCCATGGGCAGAACGATAACATACGATCATACGCTTCAAGGGTCTGATACTGCTCTAGAACAGTTACATTTTTTCTATTCTTGAATATAGAGAGTGAATTTACATCTGTTCTATGCTTGTAGTAAATATCATGATTACCAGTTATCGCGATAACGTTAAACTCCGATAAGATGTCCAATATATCGGCAGATACCTGTAACGTGTTAACTGATATTTCACTTCTATTGTGATGCCAGTCACCACAAAATATAATGTCTTCGATTTTATTACGAACACACTCTTCTCTAAACCAGTTAGCCCACTCTAAGGCATAATTATGCCATTCAGTACTGTTAGAATGAACACCTAAGTGTAGGTCAGATATGATAGCTACTTTAGGCTTTCTAAGCGTCGGGATCATCATCACCATCAACAGGTTTTACGTAAACATGACCATGGGTATTGTTAGGATCAGACATATAGTCTTCGTAAACTTGCTCTTTATATGAAGTAATAGCTTCATGATGCTTTTTCTCTTTCTTAATTCGATTAATAAAGGCATGATACGCTATTGTAGTAAAATATGAGAATGGATTAGAGTTATTCTCGAATTTATACTTCTTATATTTGAGAGCTGAATACATCTTAATCAACGCATCGCCAATCATATCATCTTTGTAGGAATAATTAATAAATGACGAGTTATAACTTAAACCATATGCAATCTTTTTAATATTCTCGGCGAGATCATCCGTCAATATATCAGAGTCATAATATTTCCTTAAACTCGCTTTAAAGACTTTAGGTTCAATGTAGTATTCGGCTTTTTTCTCTTTGGACATTTTATTAATTATAAAGTGTATATTTTATAAGTCAAGATAAATTTACAGTTGATTCTGTATAGCGTATCTTTTCAGACTCGTAGATTTCCTTACGCTTTTCGTTGTGTCTTATACCATAAGGTAGATTATCACATATATCAATAATGACTAGCTTGTTTTTACTATGATGCTTACGTAATCCACGACCAATTGACTGAACTGTACGTACAAACGACTTACCACCAGCAGCAAATACGATGTTATGTAGATTTTTAATGTTAACACCTGTAGAAAAGATAGCACTAATAGCAACACATATAACATTATGTTCCTTTTCCATTATACCTTTAATTTTATCACGTTCTTCTACATCTACCTCACCTCTAATGAAGTAAACCTGTTTATCCTCTAAGGTACTAAGGTAATTCATTAAAGCCTCACCATGTTTAATGTGATTAACTAGTATAAGTGTGTTATTTGGTAGCTTACCTACTAACTTACTTAAGAAAGTGTTACGATCAAAGGATTCATATATAAAGTTGAGCTCTTCTCTATATCTATCCTGTGTTTCATAACGAATTTTATCTTTATAGTTAAGATTAAGTACTTTAACGTTAACATTGGCTAGATAATCCTCCATTCTAAGCTCATAACTCGACTTTTCATATATAACAGGTCCTAGTTTACCAATAATAGACCACTTATCTATCTGCTTCTCTGGTAATGTACCTGTAAATCCATACTTGTTAGGGGTTTTGATCTTCTTTACTATCTTAGATATCTTATTACCTGATGTTATCTTGTGACACTCGTCTACTATTAGTAAATCTATATGCTTTATCCAATCATTATCTTCAAATCTACTCTGTATAATGCCTATATTAGCAATAATTACATTCGCAGTAAAGTCTGGCTTCGTTTTTCCAGTCCATTTAGTTAGTTTGTATGTGGATCCACAGCTTATAAACTCATCATAAGTCTGCTTAACCAATCCTAGATCAGGTACAAGCACAATACACTTAAATGTATCTCTATCTGGACTATACCTAAAGTAATTTTCTATTAATGCCGCTGTTGTAAATGTCTTACCAGCACCAGTACCAAGAACGCAAGTACCTCTACCAAGTCTCATAGCTTTACCTATAACTTCTTCTTGATATTCACGCAAGTCAAAAGCAAAATCTTTATGCATCGGCTTATCTAGACCAACATCTATAGCTTTCTGAAGTGCAGGTGTTATGTTAACCTGTATATTAATCTGATTCTTAATAAGATACTGTCGGAGATCCCAGTATAAACCAAGCTCGCATGAGCCTAAGTTACTAATCACATACTTACGACGAGGAGCAAACCTATTAAACCTTCTAGCGAACCGAGCACCATCATTTTCCACGCTAAAATGCTCACGTATACGATCGTATAACGACGAATCATCACACTTAATATGAAGTTTACCGGATGACTTTATATAATCAAAGTGTATCATACTATAATTGCTCCATCTTCTGAACATCTATTATGTTCTTTATATCAAACCCCATTTGACTCATAACCTTCTCTACCTTCTCTAGATATTCAATGATCATATTGCATTCATATATCTTTGATGTTATGCTCTGTAAACTTTCATGGCGCTCTGCGGCATGCTCAGCAGAAGATTGACTTATTTTAACTGGTGAAGTTGCTATAACCTCTTTTGTTATATTTTTCTTAAGCTGGGCTTTCTTTTTAGAAAGCTCACCTCTTTTTATTTTAGTCTCCATCAATCTAGCTACCCAAAAATGCTTACGTGCCGGTAGTCTCATTTGAGCTTCCTTAAGATTGAAATCATCAAGTACGAGATCCTTACCGACATCTTCAATAAATTTTTTAAGCAATTCCACAAACATAGTATAAATATAAATATGCAAGAATCAAGAGGTAAATTTGAAGAGAGGTTCTTTAAGTTACTAGCTGAGGATATTTCTACTGGCGGTGGCGCTCTCGGAACTGCGGCACAAGGTGGTACTATTTTTAATCCTGATGGTCAGATTAACTCAGGTGATACATACGCACCTGGTGATGCAAGAAAAGCAAAGATGCTAGGTGGTGTTCAAACAAGAAATGGTTCTGCATCTAAGAAAAAGAAAGATAAAAAGAAAAAAGGTATAGATGGTGTATTCTTAACCGGGGAAGAAGACGAAGAGGGAATGTGTCCAGATGCTTGTTGTGGAGTGCCTATAAAAGAGTGTAAGTGTGGTCCAGATTGTGAGCATTGTAATTGTTACGAGATTAACAATGGCTGATCTAGGACATTGGCAGGGATTGCTTACAGAAGATATTATTCCGTACGGTTTTATATACGAGATAACAAATCTCACCAATAACCGTAAGTATATCGGTAAAAAGCAGTGTCAATCAGTACGTAAACGACCACCTCTTAAGGGTAAAAAGAATAAACGGCATCAAATCGTTGAAACTGATTGGAGAACATACACTTCTTCATCGAATGAGCTAAATAAAGACATAGTTAAGCTAGGAAAGGATAAATTTAAGTTTGAAATACTTATAAGTTGTGATAGTAAATGGGAACTCTCATATAATGAGATGAAGCTACAGGTAGAACGTGAGGTTTTACTAAAAGATGAGTATTACAATGGAATTATCAACGTTCGAATTGGAAAAAGAAGAAGATAACGTCAGAGGTTATGTTTTTATTAACTTAAATCGACTGTTAGAGGCTTCTTACAATGAATATACGTGGTATATTACGGAGAATGAACTAAAACTTAGTAGAAAAGACAAGAATAAGCTTGGTATACACTTTATTACAAAGAAACTTATTAGTATTTGCTCAAAAGACCGTAAGAAGAAGTGGTTCTACTACCAAATCAATGAAAAGATAGAGAATACCCTTGTTAAGCGTATATTTAACGTACTTCCTACTAATATAACGTATGGTGAGGGTAATTTTAAATCGTTTTTGAGTGAGAGAGACTACTTAACCTTCGCGAATGTTGATGCATC